ATTATCACGTTTGCGTTATCTATACAGAATATTCTTCAAGACCCCGAAGTAACCATAGGTATTTTTTCGCACACCCGCCCCAAGGCTAAAGATTTCTTGAAGCAGATAACAACCGAGCTAGAAACCAACACGTTTCTTCACGGGCTGTTCCCCGATATTCTGTATGCCGCTCCCGCACGGGAAGCCCCAACGTGGTCTTTGGATGGCGGCATTGTGGTGAAACGAAAAACGAATCCAGCGGCGTGCACCTGCGAGGCTTGGGGGCTTATAGATTCTATGCCCACGGGAAAACATTTCAGCATACTGGTTTTCGATGACGTGGTTACACAATTCAGTGTGTCCACGCCCGAGCAGTTGGCTAAGACAACCGACGCGTTGGTCTTGGCGCTGTCACTTGGCGTCGCCGCTGGCGGGCGGCGCAGGTTTATAGGTACGTACTACGCCTGCCACGACACTTGGGCGGAAGTAGAGAAACGAGGCATAGCCAAAGTTCGTCGGTACGCGGCCACAAAAGATGGCACCGAAACAGGGGAACCTGTTTTAATAGATCGGGCGACCATAGCGCGCATCCGAAAAGAGCGCGGCCCGTACATATTCGCGTGCCAGTATCTCTTGCGGCCAGTATCCGAAGCCAATCAGTCATTCAAGGAAGGTTGGATTCGGTATTACACGGGCACTCTTGATCTTGCGTCGATGAATCTGTATCTTATAGTTGATCCCGCGCAGGCCAAGAAAAGGAACAACGATTACACCGTAATGATGGTGGTTGGGTTGGCGGCAGATGGCAATTATTATTTGGTCTACGCGATTCGTGATCGGTTAAATTTGGTCGAACGCACCCGGCAGTTGTTCAAACTCGTTCGTCAGTTCCATCCTCGCGCCATAGGTTATGAACAATACGGGATGCAGTCAGACATTCAGCACATAAAGTATGTTCAAGAGCAAACCAATTTTCGTTTTCACGTGACCGAACTTGGGGGCGCTACGCCGAAGCCCGACCGAATTAAACGTCTAGTGCCCATATTCGAGGCGGGAAGAATGTGGATGCCCACGCGCTTAATTTTTAGAGATTGCGAAGAGAAATATCGGGACTTCGTTCTTGAATTTCTCGATGACGAGTACAAGCTGTTTCCGGTTGGCAGTCATGATGACATGCTTGACGATATGGCCAGGATACTTGAACCGGAATTGGGTGCCGTATTCCCGGCGTTGGACGAACAGCGCATGTCAATGCGCGGGCAATTTGAAGATCACACGGGCACGCGCATTGCCACTGTGACAAATGGAAAATACGACGTTTTGAACAGACGCATGGCGTCCAACGTCAGCAACAACTAAATAGGAGAAAATTAGTATGAAGAAATTTGCATTGATCGCTGTTATTTGTTTGAGTGTCGCATTGGTCGCGGGTTGTGCATCGTTTCAGCAAAACAGCTACCAAACTCTCGGGGCTATTGCCACGACTGTTGAAGTGGCTCGTGCGGGTTTCGTATCGTACGCGAATAATTGCGCGTGTATCACCAGCAACCAGTTGGACCAAGTACAGCAAGTCTATTCCGAATATCAGACGGCGATGGCCGCTGCGCAGGTTGCGGAGGCCGCTGCAATCGCGTCTAACAACGCAAACGATCCCGCGTATCTTACCGCGCTCAAAGCCGTGTCGGCCAGCGCCGCCGATGTCGCGATGCTCGTTGCGCAGATCACCGCCAAGAAATAAACATCATGGCAACAGCAATTATCATAGCGCAGTTCGCTATTCAGTACGGCATTCCTGCCGCGCAGGAATTGACCGCGCTCTTTCAAAAGCCCAATCCGACCGTCGCCGATTGGCAGGTGGTGTGGGACAAGGCTAAAACCCCATTAACACAAGGTTTGAACGCAGGAGCGGTCAAGGCTTAACATGGGCAAGTTTACCACAAATCCCGGTTACATTCCGCTGGCGGACGGGAAAAATTGGAGGCTGGAATCTCCCTTGGTATATTACCGGGGAACGGACGAAGCACTCCTTGTCGTGCCGACCGGGTTCGTGACAGACTTTGCATCTGTCCCGCGCATAGCGTGGGCGGTGTTGCCCCCTGAAGGCAAGTATGATTCTGCCGCGTGCTTGCACGATTATTTGTATCGAACGCACAAATTTTCCCAATCAGTTTGCGACGATATACTCCGGGAAGCTATGCAGTCATCGGGTGTTCCGGCGTGGCAGGTACTTGTAATTTATTGGGGCGTCCACTTGTTCGGGCATTGGGCTTACGCAGGCCAGCCAAGCGCTATGTGGAAACCAGGCCGCTTTGGTCAGTTTGAAACAGACGGAAAAAAGGAGGATCACTAATCATGTGTTTAAGCTCGCCTTCAGCGCCAGCACCGCAGGCCCCGCCCGCACCGTTGCAGAACGTACAGATTGCGTCTGACGCGGCTGTGTCGCAGCAGCAACGCCAGGCGGCCTTAATGGCGGGTATGAATCAGACAATCAAGACGAGTGGTCTTGGCGTCCCGGGGAACCCTACCACGGCGGTGAAATCTTTGTTGGGGCAATAACATGTACGAGAACTACCCCCCAATGGAAAGAGGGCCCCTGGTAACGCGTAAGAATACGCCATTTGACCTCCGCCAGAAATTACTTACCCGTTACGGTCAAATGGACTCTGATCGTCAACTGTTTAGACCGCATTGGACAGAGCTACAGCAATACATACTTCCCGACAACGGTGTGGCGCTCCAAGGCCAGCAGAATGAGTGGGAACAAATTTACGGCGGAAAAACTTTCACCAAGATCATTGATGGAAGCGCAACGCGGTATGTGGACATCTTTGCGGCGGGAATGCAGAGCGGGTTAACCAGTCCGTCACGTCCATGGTTCAAGCTCGGTCTCCAGGACGCCGATCTTGCCGCCTTCCAGCCTGTCAGAGCGTGGCTTGATGAGTGTGAACGGCGGATGTACGCGGTAATGGACGCCTCTAACTTTTACGCCAGCTTACACCATATCTACAAGGAGCTTCCCGTCTTTGGGACAGCGGCGCAAATCATCCTTGAGGATTTTGAGAATGTTATCCGTTGCCGCCCATTCACAATCGGCGAATTTTGGTTGGCGCTGGACGCCAGCTTGCGCGTTGATACGTTATACCGACACGGATGGTATCACGCGCACCAGCTTGAGGATCAGTTCGGTAAAGCTAATTTGAGTCAAGCTGCGCTTAACGCCTTAGCCGGCAATAACGTCAAGGCGATGTTCCAAGTGATTCAAGCGATTGAACCAGACCCCGAGTATGTGGATCGTCGAGACATATCGAAGAAAGCATATCGGTCGGTGTACTTTGAGCTTGGCGGAGAATCCGACAAGATTCTTCGTCAGCGCGGTTACGACGAGTTTCCATGTCAAGCGCCGCGTTGGAACATCGTTGGCAGCAAAGTGTGGGGTCGCGGTCGCGGCATGGAAGCTCTTGGCGACGTGAAAATGCTTCAGCGTTTTGTGGAAGCGCAGTTGGTGAACTACGACAAGGCGATGGAGCCGCCCGTCGTAGCGCCTCCAGGATTGAAGGGCGAGCAGATCAACACCATTCCGAATGGCATTACGTATGTTGACGACATGGGCGGGAACAACGCCATGCGGTCGTTGTACAACGTGCCAAACATGATTGAGAGCGCGGAGACTAAGATTCAGGCCATCAAGTCCGATTTGAAAGAGTGGTTCTTTACGAATCTATTTATGATGCTGGCGAATCAGCCCACGCGCAGCGGCGTGACAGCCACCGAAATAGCGGAGAGGCACGAGGAAAAACTTCAAGTGCTTGGCCCCGTTCTTGAGCGCGTGCACGGCGAACTTCTTGACCCCGCCATCGTTCGGATTTTCGCTATCATGTCGCGTGTGGGCGCGTTGCCGCCCCCGCCGCCGATTCCCGAGTTGCGCGGGCAGTCGATTAAGATTGAGTACACGTCTACGTTGGCAGTGGCCGCGAAGATGTCGGGATTGACGGCAATCGACCAGTTCATCGGTCGTATCGGTGCCGCCGCTCAGATTCGTCCAGAAGTTTTGGACAATGTTAATTTCGACGCCTATGTTCAAGTATACGCGGACGACATTGCCGTCCCCGCTAAGTTGCTGAATACGCCCGAGCAGATCGCAAAGATTCGCGCCGCTCGCGCGCAACAGCAGCAACAGCAGCAGCAAGCGGCGATGATGGCGTCAGCGGCGCAGACCGCGAAGACCGCAAGTCAAGCCGACATGAGCGGGAATAACGCTCTGGCGCAAGTTATGGGGAGAGTGCTTCCGCAACAAGTCCCGGCGGCTAGTTAAGGAATAACATGGCAGGACCATCTATACTCGATCAACGACAGCCTCGGATTACGCCCGAGCAGCAGAAGAAGATTGATCTACGGCGCGATCGCGAATTATCCGATCTTCGCACAATCATGGGTACGGCGGAAGGCCGTCGTATCCTGTGGCGCGTTTTGGGCGAATGTCACATGTTTGACGAGACGTTCACCGGGAATTCTATGGATACTTTCCGGGCAGGCCGCAGATCGGTCGGGTTGAAATTCTTCAAGGACGCGCACAGAGCGTCACACGAACTTTTTAGAACGATGGAAGATGAAGCAGCTAACGAAGAACAATCGAATAAGAAAGGTGTTTAGAAATGGACAAGACCCCCGAGCAGATTGCAGCCGAAGCTAAAGCCGCCGCAGCGCCCGCAGCGCCCGCAGCGCCCGCAGCGCCCGCAGCGCCCGCAGCGCCCGCAGCGCCCGCAGCGCCCGCAGCGCCC